TAAACTACCCTCTACTCTAACACCTAATAACATAGGGCTAGTAACTCGGTGACCTATCATTATGTTTTGTATAGTCAATTCGTTAAGTACAGTATACTGTTTGTCTGCGTCAGATACTTGTATAGGTATTATTTCTGGTTTGCTATTAGCGTCGTCGCTAAACGTCAATACAAACTTACCAGCGTTATTAGCACCAGTAAATTTTTTAGTTATTTGTCGTTCTATTTGTACTCGTTCTTCACGTGTCGGTACACCGTTAGCAAAGTTAATAAAGTAAGAACCACTAAAACCGTTTGTAATATTGTTTAAATGGTAATCACTTGTTAAATTATCTATTTGCACCCAGTTAGTAGAAGCTACGTAGTCTGGTGTGTGGTAAATTTCCATAGCTGGAGAATATAAACCAGTATATAATAATTGGCTACCCTCGCTACGATCTTGCATATTAAACGCTGCTACTTTTTTCGGTGCGTATTCTTTTTTACGATACTGCGACCAGTCAGCAGACATATAGTAACAATGTATTTTACCGTCTTCGTCTGGTGTACCTACTCTAATTTGTTCTACTGGTACGTGGTGTATTTCTGCTATTTTAGTTTTGTCTTTAGACCATATAACGTTAAGTGCGTAAGCACCTTGTAGTTTTAAGTCAAAAGCTAACTTTACAAATAATTCGTGTGCGTTTTCTGTAGGGTTTACTGCACCTAAAAACTTTTTAATAGCTACATACTGTTGTAAGTCTTTATTGTCTTCTACTATAAAGTCTTCGCCAGCTATCATAGCACTTGTAGCGTTTACAATAGCACTATGTGTAGCAGAATTATTATATAAGTCTATTAAGTATTTAGGGTATAAGTTTCTATAGTCACCGTCACCGTAACCTACCCATTCAGCACCACCTACTTCTATTGTTTTAGGTTGTACTTCGTTAGTTAGGTTAATGTTTATTAGTCTGTCTTTCATTATATACCGTTTCTACTTGTTATGTCTGCTTCTGCGTTCGTTAAGTCGCTACCAGTTAGTTCTACATTCCATATAGCTACTTCGTTTAAGTCGCCACTATACTGCGTGTTAGCTATATCACCACTACCTATTTGTGTTACGTCTAATAAGTCTGTAATAGTTGTAGCTACTGCACCTACTTGTGTGCCGTTAATTCTAGTAGACCATAAACCACTAATAGCGTTACGTGTGCAAGTTAGTAAAAATTTTGTAGTAGGGTACGCAGTAGACATAGGGTTAAGTTCGTAGTTTACACCGTTAGCCCTTAAACCTATACGTTCGTCGTCAGAACCTCTATATAATTTTAATACGTCGTTACCAGCCCTACCTAAAGCACCGTCGTTAGATAGTGTACCAGCTTCGTCTAAATCACAAGCTAAAATAATAGTAAAAGCACCTAAATTAACTTCTGACGATAAAAGTAAAGTGTCGTCAGAACCGTCAAAAACTACCCTACCAGAATTATACGCTGGTTTATTACCGTCACGTGTTTGTACTGCGTGGTTGTTGTTACTTGTTTGGTCTTGCCATTCAGAAACACCGTTACCGTCAAATGTTACGTCTGTATCGTTTTTTAACCATACTTGTAAACCAGCAATATCTAGTAAGTCAATACCAGCACTTACTTTAGTTTGTAATTTTAAAGCGTTAGCTAAAAACATATATTAGTTGTTATATCCGATAGCTAAACCACTTGCTAAATCTATTGCAGTAAAAGGTGCAAATATTACTGTACCAGCTGGTATAGTCTTACCGTCTAAATTACTGTCGTTTGTAGCACCAGTAATAGTACAGTTAGTAATTACACTTTCGTTTACAAAATGTACTGCGTAAAAGTCTTTAGACGTTTGTGCAGCAGTTGTAAATACTTCTACTGTTCCTTTTTTACCTAGTTGTTCGTTTAGTAAGTCTACTGTGTTTTTATAAGCCATTTTAATTTATGTTTGGTAATTTATTTACAATTTTTAAAAATTTGTCAGAAAAAAAAGCAAAATCGTCTGCGTTTTGTATAGCTTTATTATATTTGCTATAATCTATTTTTAAAGCAGAAAAATCTATACCTAATTCTTTAGCCATTTTTTTTGCTTTATTTATTTCGTCTTCTACACTGTCTTGACTTGCTCTTAATTCTTTAGCCATACCAGCCATTTGATTTTTATATCCTCTTGCTTTATTAGCTTCTTTTTCAATTATAGCAATAGGTGTATATGCTTCGTCTTCTAATTTAGAAGCTTCTATTGTTAATTTTGCAAATTTATCTAAAAATTTATTTACATCATCAATTACTCCTAATTCTACTTTTTGTGCTTTTAAAGTAATTCTATCTAATTCTTTAGCTACTTTTTTATTATAGTTTATATCCATTTTAAATGTTTAAATATACTGTGTTACTATTAGTTGTGTTCTTATTGTCTGTAGGTGTATACTGTGTATAACTAACTTCTGTAATGTCGTTGTTATTTATAAACGCTTTACCTTTTTCTATTGCTAAAGTATCGTTTAACGAAGCGTCACCGTCATTACCAAAAGTGTTACTGGTTACTTCATATATAGTATATGTATAAAAACCGTCGTGACTTGGTAAAGTGTTTGGGGGAGATCCTACTGCGTCGTTAAAAGCAAAATTAGAATATCTAGCGTAATGTGTCATAGAACCATACGTAAAATATTCTTGTTTAGTCATATCATTTACAAGCTTCATATAATAGTAAACTGTAGTACCACTATTGTTTACACGTTTTTCGTGTAATGTTACTGGTATGTTGTTTACTTGACCCTTAATTATATGTAGCATATTATAATATATAAATAATCTTAATTTATTTAAGTTTAAACCAAAAAAAAAGGGCTAAAAGCCCTCTTTTATTAAGTTTTATATATATTATTCTGTTACTGTTACAGTAAAGTCGCTATTGTCAAAAGGTACGCTAGTATAAGCATTGACAAATAATTTAGGGTTACTTTCCATTCCTACAAATGTTAAGTCGTAACCGTTCATATCACCAAAAGCTACACCACTATTAGCAGTAGCAGTTGTTAATTCCATACCGTTTTCTGAACCTAAACACCATATTTGTCTTTTACCGTTTGCGTCTACTGCGTTAGTTTCAACAAAGATTAAAAGTCTATTTTGTGCTAATAGTTTAATTTCGTTTCTATCAGCTATAGTTAATTTATGTAGTTTAATGTTTACAGACGGTTCGTAAAATACAGTACCGTTGTCAGCACTTGCAGTAATAGTTTCTGTCATACTACCAGTACCACGTACTAAGTTATATTTGTATAATGGTGCTGGTGCTAGATCTAAATCAGTTATAGCACCCCCACTACTAACTATTGTAGCGTCAGCTAATTGACAAAAATAAACTGCACGAATACCACCGATAATGTCTTTACAGTCTAAAGTTCTTCCAGTTGTTAATTCACAAGCCATATTTATTTTGTTTTAAATGTATGTAGCAAGGGCATTACACCCTCACTACTATACTATATTATTAATTAGTCTAATCTTACAATATCACCACCTTGTGCGTGTTGTACACCAGCAGTATATTTTGCTACTACTCTAACGTTGTCAGAACCGTCTAAATCAGCCATATCTAACATTCTAATTTCTGTGTGGTCAGATAGTAAGTCAGTACCAAAGAATAAGTTAGAAGCTTGTGCAGCTACCATTTTATTCTCTACCATACCGTTACATACTGCAATTTTAACACCCTCAAATTCTGGTGTATATTGACCCATATGGTTAAAAGGGAACGCAGACAGTGCAGAAATAGCACTAATGTAAAATCTGTAAGACTTTGGTGACATATACAAGTATAAGTCTTCTTTAGTGTATACTGCACTAGGTACTGCTGCAATAGCAATTTGCATATTTGCAATAATGTTAGAAGCAGTAAAAGCAGTTCCAGCACCACCACTATTGTCAGCTTCTACGATAGCTGCGTCGTTTTCAAACAAACCGTTACCAGCGTGCATAAAACCAGTAAATTCACCACCAGTACCAGTATTACCAGCCCAGATATTACTTTCTACGTGGTCTGCAATAGTAGACGATAGGTAAGACATAACAAAAGCAGTAAAGTCGTCAGACATACCTCTATTGTGTGCACCAGCACGCATTTGTGCAGCTTGCCAGTCAGCTAATAAATCTTTTTTACAAAGATCTACATTAATTTGAAATTCTTTAGGGTCTAAAATTCTTTCAGTTAATGTAAGTGTACCAGCGTCAGTAAAGTCACAAGTAGCGTCTGCTACTAATGAAGCACCAGCTACTTTAGTAATGTTTCTTTTTTTAACGTTCTCTAATACTGTTAAGTATTCTAAAGACGTTGCCGACTTTAACGCAGCAGCTATATACTGTCCAGCGTGTTCACCAGCGAAATTTGATGTAATCGAAAATCCCATAATTATTATTTATTTAGGTTATAAAAATATTTTTCTTTTGCAGAAAGTTGTTTAAATTCTGCTTTTGTTAATTCTACTTTAGGTGCGTTATGATTTGAAAACTTGTTTACTTTCAAAGGTGCAGCACTTGGTTCTTCTTGTAGATCGTTTAGTTGCTTAGACAGTTCTACATTTTCTTCTTGTATTTCTAAAATGTTTTCGTCTTTAGCTAGGTTTTCACCTCTTAATTCGTCTAATTCAGCTTTAATACGTGCAATATCACCACTTACTTCTTGTAGTAATTCACGTACTACTGCACCTACTTCTTCAAATATTGCAGCTTCACTATATTTAGCTTCTTCTTTTTCTTCTTTTTTAGTTTCTACTTCGTCTTCTTCTACTACTTCTTCTTCTTCTTTAGCTTCGCCTACTTCTAATACTACACCGTTTTCGTCTGTAGTAAATTCTGTACCGTCTTCTAAAGCGTAGTTACCAGCTGGTAAAGGTGTTTGTACACCGTCTTCTGACAAAATGTTTAACACTGTACCCTCTACTAAATCGTCTGCTTCTGACACTATAATAGTACCGTCTGCTAACTTATTTTCGTAAGCTAGTGTTACAGTTTCTTGTTCTTCGGTATCTAAACCTAGTGCTACT